ATTCATCAAAGAATGATAAAGAATCTGATCGGTGATGAGATGCTTACCGGTGAGTATGTTGTTACGCTGCTGCTCAGTCATCCCTTCCCATGCTTCAGGGTCTTGTGCTTTAAACTGCTCAGCTGTACCACCCCTGTTAAAAAACTCAATCCCTCTATTGTAATATTCAGCTTCCGTTTCTTTCTTGGCTTGTTTATTAAGATTGAATTGAGCCATAGCCTCTGCCATGGTTTTCTTGCGAAGCTCAGGGTCTTCAATCGCATTTACCTGGTCAATGATATCAGAGCGACTATCAAACTTATCATTCAAGTTCGTAGCAGTTAACACAGCCATGCGGGCATCAGCTTGAGTCTTCTCTTGCTTTGCCTGTTTCTCGATAGCTGCTTCCATCTTTAACTTATCTGGACCTTCCAGTTGATCGCCATACTTATCAAGAACTTCTTTACCTTTTTCAGATCCACTATAAGTTGCCGCAGTGATTGTCGCCTTGGCAAAAGATGAGTTGAAAGTTTGCAGCTTTTCGTTAGTTGCTTCAGCGCTTTCACCGGAAAGTTTCGCAGAGTCCATGATTGCTTGACGACCAAGCACGTTCTGAACTCTTAATTTATCAGGGTCATTCCAATACAATGATGCGTTTTCAATTGTGTTCTCAACCTGAGCATCAATGGTAGACACTTCCCAAGCTTTCAAACCTTTTGACGCATGCCGATTGATTTCTGTTCTGCTATTGGTGATATGTTTCTCAGCAGCAGTATTGAACATCGCCCTAGATTGTTCATTCAGATTTTCACTGTGACGAGATTTTAATTCCTCAAGTGCCTTAACAGTATCTGCTGCACCATCATAGGCATTTTTTCCTTGAGTATTGAAATACCCATTTTCGGGATTAAAAAATAAATCATTCTTTTCACGTTCAAATTGTGTCAGTGCTTCCTCGGCCGAGGTTGTGTCAACACGTTTCTTCAGTTGTATACCAGCGCGAGCAACATCGGCAACCCCTCTCGCAATGTCTTCACCAAATGCCCCAGCTGGAGCAGACTGCGCTAATGGCTGATTAGTGACTTCTGTTCTTACTTGGTCTGGTTGATACTGTGCAATTTTAGGCATGATTTAAGTCCCGAACAAATTAAATTCCTCACCAGATACCACCCCTGATGTACCACCTGTGTATCCTGTTTGTGATTGAATTGCTGCAGCACTATCTGATGTAAACCATTTATCAGCCACACCTGTACTAAGTGCAGCCGCGCCGCCGCTCAATAAAGTCCCTGTGGTTTGCATATTCCCAGCTGATTCAATCATACTACTTTGAGAATACCCTAATTCAGCTTGTGTATTTAATGCATTAACACGAGTGTCAACATTACTACGGATGCGTAAGGCATCAGCCTCACCCAAAGTTACCACGTCTGTTTGAAGTTGCTCAGGAGTCCCAGACCCCAGTTCTACACCAGCTGCACCAAGCTGCGCACGTTGCTTTGAAAGAAGCTGTGCAACCTTACGACGATGCGCAAGTTCCTCTTCAGTACCTGCGGCACGTACTCTTTGAGCCTGATTTTCAGCTACCCTGGCATTGTATTTCTGGATATCACTTTCATATTTAGCACGCTGTTTTTGCGTATATGCTTGATAAGCAGTTGAAATCCCGATAGCCACTAATGCTGGACTACACATTGTCAGACCCTCTCCAAATAGAATCGCTGGAACAATTCACCATCTAACCCGTAAGGCTCAGAATACTGACGTTGTTTTTAACATGTACATAATTGAATAGCCTCGGGCAAATACTCAACATCTCATCTATGATAGCCGGTACTTGAATAAGGAAGTTTCGCTTATGTTTCAATGCTTTCTCAGTACCAAGCAACCATGGCACCCCTGTTCCGGTCAATATATCATGAACTACCAAACCAATCATCACACATGGTTCATCATCAACCATGACGATTAAAGAGTAGTCTGATAACTCAGCACCTTTTATCATAGCCTGTATCGGTGTGTGCCTGTTTGATGCCCATACTTCCTCAGCATCAGCCTGGCGCATATCAGCAGCTATTGCTTCAATCAGCTCCTGCGTCGGTTTGACGAACTTAACTTCCACCTATATCAACCCTTGGTATCACTGACAGTATAGCCATTGGAAGTGGTGAACGCTGCTCGATTCTCAACCCTCCGCCTTTATTCCATGATGGATCAACATGAACCTCTTGTTTGTAAGTCTTCAATGCGATGGAATCATATCCATCACTATCGAATCGTGGCTTGATTTCCTGATAAGTGATAGTGGTCCCGCTGTTCAAGTCTTGCCGCGCACCGACAAAACCTCCTCTGGTGGATTCCACTTCAATCACAACTTTTGAGACTGATACTTCCTGCGCTTTCACGGTTTCATTTGCAGATGCAATATCGATATCAAGCAGCTCGACAGCAGGAATGTAAGCTAATCCTACATGCACTTTTGATGCAGCCCGATCAAGAGTGATTGATCCAGATGATACAATCTTCCCTATTACCTCATTTCCGTCTGATAATACGGCAACAGCTTCACCTTCGAGATGGTCAAGGCCTGTTATTGTGACTGTTGCAGTTCCATTATAGGTGATTCCTGAGTCAACATAAAACGCATCAACAGCGTTTATAGACTCACGCGGATCAAGCCGCTCAACATATCGCTTTGTCTGCCCGCCGATGGTTCTCTTAACGATGAAATAAGGTGCATCACGGTTACCCTCGGTAACGGTGGATACCGCTTCAAACTCACCATTAGTAGTATGTCGGTGCCAGCCCGACACTTGATGCTCACGCTGGTAAGTCAAACCAAGCATTACACCGTCATTGCGAATACACCACAAGATGCCATAAGGCTCATCAGCATAAGCCATATCTGTGATCTCATATCCATTGAACAGATGCTCTGCCAGCAGTGACAAATCAGTACCAACATATTTACCGGTGGTAAGTTCATCATATCCAAGGTCACGAATCCTGGCACCTTTTTCTTGCAGATAAAGCGCGGTACTATTGATGACAACAGGTTTGACCCAAGACGACCCATTATATGATTGAATACGTACACCGATAGTTGATGGTGTAAGAACTCTATCTTGACCTTCACTTACCGCCCATTCACCACCTGAAGTCATCAGTATTAATGTATCGAGTGAAATGATATGACGAATCTCATTAACTTGCTGTGCAGCTATAGTGAACGTAATCGCATCATCATCACGAAGCGGACTGGATGCACGTAGTGAATCAAATATTGCAGTTTGTGTTGTGAATAACTTCTGCGGGTCATTCGTTGTGTTGGCAAATACTTGACGCTGTTGATAGTAATTCACAGCTGAGGGTTTGTTTCCAACGCCGTTGAATGGTTGCCTATCTTGAGGAGGTGCATCACTGGTGATAGGTGCGAAGTTAAAGTCATCAAATGCCAGTGCAGTAGACTCACCGATCCACCCATACACACCGGTTCCTGTTGATGGATCTTTGTATATCCGATAATAATCAGCACCGGGGATAGCAGCCCATGCGATCCTTACATAAGCTGTAGTAGACAATGACGGTGTAGTGATTGATGATGACGCCGATGCTAATGATTCAACACCGTCCGCATCAACAGCAGTAACCACATAGGTGTACGTTTTATTATATGTACCCGCACCAGTACCACCGGCTGTAAGAGAACTGATTGTCGGTGCCGTTACTGTTGGTGCGTAGCTAATTGTTGATAATGTCCAATCAGCATCAGCAGCTCTAGTCAGATTTGCTGGGTCATGATCTGGATGAACAATCGTCATTGTATCAGCGGATTGAGTATAACCTAATCGAGGAAGCTGAGCCTCAGTGTACGTAGTAACAACCTCATAAATTGCATCACTTTGTGCTGAACCACCTGATGTATAAGCAGTGAATGCAGTGCTATCCACACCTTGGAGTTCAAAAGTTGTTGCAGTCACATTAGCAATGACATACGTATTTCCATTCACTTCTGTCATACCGACAACACCAGTGATCGTAACAGATTCACCATTTAAAAAAGTATGCGCAGAAGTAGTAACAACAGCAGGATTTGCTTGTGTGATATTAGTGATTGTTGCAGCAGCTTTCAGAACAAATTCACCATTTTTTACTACTCGAATCAGATTCTCTTCAAACACCAACATGTATGTTTGCGCGGTGTTATAGCTGAACGGTATCAACCTACCCTTCTTCGATTGATCTTTTAATCCACCAACAAAACGTGTACCAGGGCGTGAATATACACCACCTTGAGCACGCACAAACATATTCTCACATAGGTTAAGGCCTGCGGAATATTTAGTGATATCGGCACGGGATTGTACGGAGGGTGAAAGTTCACCAGCTGTAAAACTGCGTTGAATTTTCTGCGGCACAGCTTATCTCCTGATAGTTTCAAATTCACTCAGCGGAGGTTCAGAATATCCATCATTTAAATCATTCGCCATAGCAGCATCAAGATAATGTTTATATAACTGCAAAGAATCATTGCGTAATTGTCGCCCAGTCTCAGCACCAACAATGGGAAGGGCTACTTCTGATGAGATCAAATGACTCAGCGCAAGAATAAAGTCAGGTGTGAATAAATTTGGATCTGTAACCTTTGCAGAATAATCAACACGCAAGTCAGCCTCATTTGATCCGATAGTCTTATTATCACTAAAATTAAATACTTCGTATGGTACTTGACTGCGAATATCTCTCAACGGTAAAAGCTGACTATCAATTAATCTTGATACTACATCAGCATTAGTATTAGAAAGCTCCTCATGAGCACCAACAAGACGACGAATCTTTAGACAATCAGTCGGATATTGATACGCATAAGCCCAATTAAATATATCCGTAGTGAGCAAAGAAAGTGCTCGAATCTTGCGATTAAACCCCCATGGCATTTCAGTGAGCATTCGATCACGTAGTATTGGGTATTTTAATTTACAAAGCTGTGCCTGAAGACTTCCTTCAGTAAATGAGTTAATACTCCCACTGCGAATATTAGAAAGTGCCAGGTTGCATATTTCAATTTCACTTGACATGTTATGGCACTCCTAAGATCTTGTTTACGGTGTAAGTACTATCTGCTGGACCTTGTGGGATAGTGGTAAAATCACTGGATACGTGAGCAACTCGAACGGTTTCTGTAACAGTTGTTGCAATAGTAGGAACATATTCTTGTAAACCGTTTATATTAATCTGTGCTCCCCATAAATAAAGACCTGATGTACCATCACCTGTATAATTATTTGAACCGTTGTTGGCAATATAATTGTACACACTAAAACCAGTAGTTGGATCAGTAGTATTAACTTTCCCTGTAATAGAGCATCTATAAATCCCATTACCAAAAGAACGCATTTCAACTTTTGATATTAATGCATTTCCACTATTAAATAATGTCATTTGTTCAGTAACTAAATTAAATGTAGAATAGCAATAATTAATACCACTGTCTGTTAATTGAATTGCAATATTTCTTGTTCCATTTGCTTGTTTTACATATACACTATAACTAACTTCTACATTTCGTGATATCCCACTCACTAAACAATAATTTCTATGAACATTTGTAGAAGTATCTTCCACAATTTCATCCATTGATAAAGTTCCGTCTGGAGCAGTAATCGCATTTATATTAGAACCTCCACCGAAAGGTAATAACCCTGTGACTGACCAAAAAGCATTATCAAATTGCTCAGAATATAAAAGCTCATTTGTCACACTATCGACAACATAATCATTAACCAGACTACTCTGTCCTGAGCCTGTTCCACCAGTGATAGCAAGTTGATGTGTATTATTGTAGATATCAGACGTACTGCTTGCAGAAGCATCAAGATACACTCGATCTGCCATCGCACGAATAACATTGCCGGTGACGATCTGTTCATATCGCGGAGTATTGCTATTCATGGCGAATTTCATCGCCCCTCTCACAGCACGTCTAATAGCTGATCTGATCATGGCTTATCCGGAGTAGATATTTCAACACCGACACTTGCAACAGTAGCGCTCTTATTCATTCGATAAATACCTGCTGCTTCGATCACTACGCCAGTGTTTGTTGCTGTAATCTGCTGCAGTGCACCATTGATATAATAGTCACTATAGCTATCATCAGCATTCTTTTTCTGCACTGTTGCAGTCTCAACACCAGCGAGCCCTGGTGCTGTTAAATGAGCATGCGACACAACACCTTTTGCAACATCAGTGATGGTGAAATCTTCAGACTGTGCAGCGATTGTCGTTGCTATGAGGATTACTGTACTCATGACTGCTCTCCATAAAGCTGTTCTGCTTTATCACCGGGCTTTTTGGTGATGCTGACAGAAGTCATTTGCACTTCTACAGATTTCCGCGTCTTGTCATCCATGTCTTCATTGGTCATCTTCCCTTCAATGACAGCATACCCGCGAACCTCAACAACATCACCAACAGAGAACTCACCGATGCCCAACTTGTCAATCATCTCATCTCTGAAGTTGAGGCATGTACCGTAAGGGTAATCACCTTCAGATGACTCATGTGTCATGAGCGTACTTTCAGGTGACATCTCTTTCTCAATTTTAACCTGACCTTCAGGCATGACAGCTCTCCTATAGAGTCTCTACACTACTACCAGAGGACGACTCACCTTCACCCATGAAGGATGCATTCGCGATGTCTTTTTTATCCTGCTCAGCTTTCTCGGCATCAGCCGCTTCACGAGATGCTTCCTGAGCTTCACGCTTCTTGCGGACAACCGCAGTTTCCTTCGGCATATCTTGCAACCACGAAGGCATTTCATTTTTCTTGAACGGTTTGTTAGTGGTGAGAAACTGGCGCTTACCGTCAGGATCATAGAGCCGACCATTGAAAAAACCTCGTGCAATAACTTTGTACTGTGGCATGTTACATCTCCTGTTGAATTAGGAAAAAGGGGCCGAAGCCCCTTTCTCATTACGCCCCGGTGACGTTGGTCTGAACACCCATGGTGATACCGGCTGTCACTTTACCGGTCGTCGGTGCAGTACCAGTAACAACATACTCGATACCAAGATAACGCTCGGTGATGTCATTTGGCAACACAACGAAGCTGGTCTGTTTACCAACTACCAAATCAGCCAGCAGAATAGTCTGACTTAGAACGCTGGTTCCCAGGGCAGTCGTTGCACCGGTAGAGACAATAATCTCCAATGAGGTGAGGTTATTGAACGCCTCGGTAACCTGAATCAAGATGGGAATACCAGCACCTTTACCGACATCCTGATTCAGGGTTGCGGAAGCTCCGTAGGGAGTACCAGGAGTACCAAGGTCGATGACGTTGGTTGAATCGGCAGAAGCCGTGATCGCCTGGTCATCAGAGAACAATTGTTGAGCTGAAAGGATCATGATAGATCTCCTATGTTAATGACCGGCTTATGCCACAACGGCTTCGGTGTTGACGATAGCATCAGTCTCACGAATGGGGATGCCGCGGTAAGTCATGACTTCCTTACCTTCGACCTCCATCGGCTTCAGACGCACGAAGTTATCACTGGCACCGGCATTGGTGGCGAGCGCGTCCAGAGCTTCCAGCACATCACGGTTGCAATAGATAGCGGTTTTACCACCAGCGACACGACGACTCCACAGCTTGTAATATGCTTTACGCATGAAGTCATACAGAGCAACAGAGCCAGCTTGCATGTTGGACACATCGATATTCGCGATGCGTGATACATAGCGCCAGTCCTTCACAGCAAGACCAACATGCCAAGTGAACTTTTCTTCCTTGGCATAGTAGGCATTACCGGAACCATCGGTCACACGCTGTTCGCCCATGTCTTCACGCTGCACACCAGCCTGGGTACCTTTCGGATACAGCAGGTTGCACTGGTTATCACCCCAGGTCACAAACCAGATACTGGTATTATCAGAACCAACACCGCCAGCATTGATGATCTGACCACCGTTGGCGGCAGTAGTGTCATTGAAGCGCGGTGCAAGACCCATGAACTCTTCAGGATCAGATGCGCTGTTACCATAGAAGATCTTGGTAGCGACTTCCTGAGACATGGCTTCAAGATAAGCCTGAGCCTCAGACAAGCGTACAGCACCCTCATTGGTAGACAGGTCCAGCAGACGTTTGTCGATGGTGCTCAGACCTTCAACGAAGCCGGTGGTATCTTCAACCTGAGCCGTGCGACCTTTGCTGTTGGGGATACCCTGATAGAGTTTACCCCAGGTAACAGACGGAAGGCCTGACCGAACTGTGTGGAGATGAGTTGTACCCTTATTGCACTCGACAGCAATTGCATCATCGAGGATGGGGTTCATTTCAGCCAGCATTTCGATAATGGGTACATATTGACCCCGACCGTCCTGCTGCTTGTAGATGTCGATCAAATCGACAAAGCTTGCGCCCAAAGTAGCCATTTTATGTTACCTCTCGTTTGGATAAAGAATCGACACTCGGTCCTTCACCGTAGAAGCTGCACTGCCGGATGATCCGGGTACATCCTCGTTCAGTGTCTTACCGACTCGAACCATGAACCGAATGATTTCAGGATGGTTTCCCACACC